GGTCTTCTACAGTTTGCCACGCAAGTGGGACAAGTTCTGGTTCTGCATATATAGCTTTCAACTATAACGGTGGAAGCATTGGCTCCATTACCCAAAACGGTACAACAGGTGTTCTTTACAACCTTACTTCTGACTATCGCCTAAAAAACAATCAACAACCATTGACAGGCGCTAAAGAGTTTGTGATGGCGCTTCAACCTAAGAAGTGGCAATGGTGGGATGGTTCAGGCGAAGGCGTTGGCTTCATTGCTCACGAATTCATGGAAGTTGCCAAGTATTCAGGCCACGGCGAAAAAGATGCTATTGATGCTGATGGGAAACCTATTTATCAATCCATTCAACCATCAAGCTCTGAAGTAATGGCTAATCTTGTGGCTTTGCTTCAGGAACAACAAGCCATCATAGAAACCCTGACAAACCGAATCACCGCACTGGAGGCTAAATAATGACTACATGGACAATCACAAATTGCGACAGCCTAACGTCTGATGGCTACATCACAACAGCACATTGGACTGCTACTGCGGTAGATGGTGAATACTCAGCATCTATTTACAACACTTGTAGTTTTGGTGTTGGTTCGCCAGCGATTCCATACAACCAAGTAACACAACAAGAAGTTTTGAACTGGGTTTGGCAAAGTGTTGACAAAGACGCAACAGAAGCAGCTTTGGCTCAAATGATTGAACTTCAAAAGCATCCAGTTCAGCAATCAGGAGTGCCTTGGGCATGAACTACGTCTGGAAAATTCTAGAAGTCTACGCCGATAAGGGAGCAATCACATCGGTTAGATATTTCTGTTCGTTATCTGACGAAGACAACACTGTAGAAACAGAAGGCTATTGGGATTTTCCTGAGACAGGAAACGTGCCTTTTAGTGACGTAACAGAGGAAATGATCGCTAAGTGGATTGAAGAATCTGCTGACGAAGGCGACAAGAATGTCATAAAATCACGCCTAGCAGAACAGCTAAAAACGCTGCCTAAAAAGCCTGTTCCAGCGCCTTGGATGCCACAGACTTTTACACCAGATATTTAAGGATTCCCTATGACAATGCCGATAGACATCATTAGCAGAGCATTGAAGGACATCGGCGCTTTGGAAGCTGGTGAGACTCCAACACCAGACGCTGCTCAAGATGCGTTCGATATGTTGAACGACATGATCGACCAGTGGAGCAACGAGAACATGATGGTGTTCAACGTCACGGAAATCATTTTTCCCGTGATTCCAGGCCAAGTTCAGTACACAATTGGCCCTAACCCATCGACTCAGAACTTTATCGGCGCGTCATTCACAGGTTCTATTTCTGGCAACATCCTGACGGTAACAGGGATTAACTCTGGCGCTGTTGCTCAAGGTCAGACTTTAAGCGGCACAGGAATTACTGCAGGTACAAAAATTACCCAATTCCTGACAGGCGCAGGTGGTAACGTCAACGAAGTCGGAACGTACCTTCTGAACATTAGCCAATCGGTTGCCTCAACAACAATCACGGCCTACTACCAAAAGCCATTAAGCATTGACTCGGCTTTTGTACGGATTAACACGACATCAAACGGTCAACCAGTCCTTAATGGTGGTTTGGACTATCCCGTTTCAATTCTTGCTTTGCAGAATTACGAGATGATCGGTCTGAAGACCTTAAACGGTCCTTGGCCTAAAGCCTTGTACTACAACCCTGGCGAAGATTCAGGAAACCTATTCGTTTGGCCTAACCCTGCCCAATGTGAAATGCACTTGTTTGCTAACACCTTATTCAGCCGTTATGACTCGCTAAACAGCCCTGTCGTACTCCCACAAGGCTACGCAATGGCGCTGCGTTGGTGTTTGGCTGAAAGACTGATGCCAATGTACGGAAAAGCTAGTCAGACCCAAATCGCAATGATTCAGAAGTTTGCGGCTCAAGGAAAGTCAACGGTCAAGCGGACAAACATGACTCCGTTGCAGACTTCTAATTACCCAGATTCATTGCTGACGACTAAAGCAAAAGATGCCGGTTGGATACTCAGCGGCGGCTTCGTATAAGTAAGTACTACAAAAAGAAAGAAAGTGTAAACTATGGACTTCGGATTTGTAGGGCCGAGTTACGAAGCACCAAGCATTTACCAAGATGCTCAAGAGTGCATCAATTTCTTTGCAGAAGTTGACCCATTAAAGCAGCCAGGCACTCGCGGCGTGGTGGCTCTTTATCCTACGCCTGGACTTACCCTTAAAGCTGTTTTGCCCAACACCCAAGAGGTTCGTGGGATGCACGCTGTCTCAGGCGGCGCACAGATGATTGCCGTATGCGGTCCTTATGTTTATGCGCTGACTTCTAATTTAGTCCCTTCTGTTATTGGTATTCTTAATTCGTCTGCTGGTCAGGTAAAGATTACGGATAACGGCGTAAACGTTTACATTGTTGACGGGGCATATCGATACACATGGCGCATTTCTAGCCCTGCTAACGCTGTTTTTACGGGTTCTGTGAGTGGCACTACCCTAACTGTAAATACGGTCTCTAGCGGCACTTTAGCGGTCGGACAATCGCTTTACGGCGTGGGTGTGTTGGCTGAGACTGTGATTACTGCGCTAGGGTCTGGGTCAGGCGGTGCAGGAACTTACACGATTAACCGTTCACAGACAGTTTCTAAAGAAGTGATGAACTCTACTGCGGTGGGTGCTGTGTTTACGGCGACAAGTTCAGGAACTACTTTAACTGTGTCTGCAGTTTCGTCTGGGACTATTTATGTCGGTCAGACTGTTCAAGGCGTTGGAATTGCTTTAGGAACCATCATTACTGCGTTTGTAAGCGGAACGTCAGGCGGTGCAGGAGTTTACACAACAAGCCAAGCCAATACTGTTGGTTCTGGCGAGACAATGTATGCGATTAACTTTTCTGTTTTACCGTCTACGGATGGTGCGTTCAGCGGTGCTAATACTGTTGATGTGGTGGACAACTATATTGTTTATAACAATCCAACGACCCAACAATGGGGTTCTACGGACCTGTTGTCGCCTATTTCTCCAAACACCAGCTATTCGTTAAAAGACGGATCGCCTGATAAGTTGGTCGCTTTGATTGTTGACCATCGTGAAGTTTATCTTTTGGGTGAAGTTTCATCGGAAGTTTGGTCAGATGTGGGTGCGGTTCCGTTCCCATTTCAACGAATCCCTGGCACTTCTACCCAACACGGTATTGCTGCGCCTTTCTCCTTATACCGCCTTTCTAACTCATTTGCTTACGTTTCCCGTAACAACCGTGGTCAGGCTCAGATCATGCGGATGGATGGGTACATTCCTAAGAGGATTTCCACCCATGCGGTTGAGAATACGTTGGCTAATCAGTATGTGGATGACGCAATAGCGTGGACTTACCAACTTGAAGGCCATGAGGTTTATGTTGTCACGTTTCCAACGTTAAACCTTACATGGGCTTACGACTCAACCACAGATATGTGGCATAAGTGGTTATACACGGCTGATGACAATTCCTATCAGCGCCATCGTGGTAACTGCTGTGCGCTATTTCAGGGGATGGTTCTAGTTGGTGACTATGAAAATGGTCGTATTTACGAGTTGGACAAGAAAAACTTTACTGATAACGGTCAAAACGTTCGCAGATTAAGACGCGCCCCTCATTTGGTGACTGACTTACAAAGACAGTACTTTGATGAGTTTCAGATTCAGTTCCAGCCTGGCGTTGGGACTACGGGCCTGTCTGAACCTACTGGTGACATTTTCTTAAATTCTCCTTACGTTATTTATGCAAATGCCACTTTTACGATTGGCCCGTTTGAAACGTATGTGATTGGTTTGCAAGCGTCTCTAAACAACACAAGTACGACGACAAACCCACAAGCGATGCTTCGCTGGTCAAATGACGGTGGGTCAACTTGGTCTAAAGAGTACTGGGTTTCTATCGGTAAATTAGGTAAGTACCGCAATCGTGCTATTTGGCGCAGATTGGGTCAGGCTAGAGATCGAGTGTTTGAGGTGTCGATTACGGATCCTGTAAACGCTGTGATTATCTCGGCTAACCTGAAGGCAAGCGAAGGGGAGAACTGATGTCAAACGGTCTTTATAGTTCTCCGCAGCTTAATCCTTATCCGCAGAGTCAGTTTCTTGATGGAACTACGAATCGGCCAACTAGAGCATGGCAACAATTTTTCTTGAACTTGCTCAACTTTTCATCAGCAACCAGTGCGAACGCTGGCTCTGCAACATTGCCAGCGGCTCCTGTTGGCTTCATAAATGTGACTGTAAATGGCAAGCCTTACAAGGTTCCCTATTACAATCCATAAACAGAGGTAAAAATTATGGCAGATAACGCACAAAATTCAGATTGGCCTCAAAATGCGGGTAAGTCTACATATTCTGCGCCTATTGACTTTAATACCGCTAGAACGTCAGCACGACAATTCGGCGATGGCACAACTTATGCTTTAGATTTTGAGCAAGGCGGGAAAAGCTACACGTTTATTCCTAGCAACGTTGCTCAAAATGGTGGCGTTACTGCTGGTGATAACACTTACCTTTTGCCTTATTTTACTGACCAGAAAAATCTTGATAGTTTTTCTAAAAGCGGTCAAAAGACAGATTTATCTAGTTCAAGTATCGCTAATTACTTGAAAAGCCAAGGTCACTCTACCCAAGGCTTTTTGGTTCCTACAGACCAAGCTAACTTTGATTCAAACATCCAAACGATGCCAACCAGTAATTTGGGGGGGTCGTTAACAGGTCTGAAAAAAGAAGGCGATCAAATTGTTGTTGGTCTTTCTGGTGGTGGCGGTAGTCGTTATCTGACTTCATCGGGTGAGGTTCATAACCCTACGACGACTTACAGTTCTATCCTTGGTGATGTGTTTGGTTCTGCGGGTCAGTCATTAGCTGACGCATGGCAAAGCCTTGGTCCTATTGGTCAATTGGCTGCTGCTTATTATGGTGGTGGTGCAATTGCTGATGCTTTGGGAGCTAGTGCCGCAGGCGATGTTGCAGGACAAGCTGCTGCGGGTGACTTTAGCGGTGCTTTGCCTGCTGATTACGCAGGATATACACCACCTAATGTTACTGATTTAGGCACTGTTGCAGGCTCTACCGAAGGAATTGCTAGTGGCACTTCTGCCGCAGATTTAGCAAATGCTGGTTCTTCTGGTACTGGTTTGACAGCTTCGCCTGGTGCTGGAACTAGTTTATATGATGCAGGCACAAACCTTTCAAATTTGGGCGGTGCACAAGGTTTGGCTGCAGGAACCACATTAGCTGGTCTTGCAGACATGGGTGGCGCACAAGGTTTAACGGGCGCATTGGCTGGTGGCGCTGCTGGTGAAGCGTTGGGCGCTGCCGGTGCTGGTGGTGCATTAACGCCTGCCGCTGCTGATATTGGTGCTGGATTAGGTTTAAGCGATGCCGCTACAGGTGCGGGTTCTGCTTTGGCTGGAACTGCCGCTGCTTCTGGTTTGGGAAGTGCCGCAGGAAGTGCTGCTGGCTCTTTAACAGGTTCAGCCTTGGGTGACGCTGCTTTGATTAGCAGTGGTACTGGTTTGGTTGGAAGTGCTTTACAGGCAGGCGCAGCACAAAATGCGGCTAATACTCAATCTGCCGCTGCCCAACAAGCTATTGCACAACAACAAGCTAACTTCAACTTAATCAATGCCCAACAAGCGCCTTATCGTGCTGCTGGCTATGGTGCGTTGAACAAACTTGCTCAATTGGGTGGTGGATCAACTGCTCAATACGATGCAAACGGAAACCGAATTGCTGACCTTGGTTCTCCATCAACTCCATCGGCAATTCAAGCAAGTACCGCATCAGGTCCAAATTTAGGTGGAATATCCATTCCATATCAAAGGACAAGTATTACGCCTCCATCGGGCTGGCAAAAAGGTTCTGATTACGGCAGTCCCAATCCTATGGGAACTCCATATAGAGATGCTCAAGGAAATTTAGTTGGCTGGCTTGGTGCACAAGGTTTTACCGATGTTTCTGGTAACCCTGTTCAAGGTGGAAGCGTTAACACTGAAAACTTAACGCCACAAACAGATTCGCAAGGGAAAATCATAGGGTTTACAAGCCCTACTGGTCAGTCTTACGATGCAAACGGAAATGCTGTTCAAGGCGGCACAAGTCTGTCAAGCCTTGGGACTACTGGTCAGTCTAGTCAGACTCCATCAGACTACTTGACTCACCAATTTAACGCATCTGATCTGCAAGCTGGTTTGGCTCCAAACTATGACTTCATGCTTCAGCAAGGTCAGATGGCTAACCAACGTGCGGCTAACGCAGGCGGCGGTGCTTTGGGTGGTAATGCTTTGCAAGGTCTGCAAAAGTACACGCAAGACTACGCAGGAAATGCGTATCAAAATGCGTTTACAAACTATCAGAATCAACGCACAAACATCTACAACACCTTGGCTGGTATCGCAGGAATTGGTCAAACAGGTCAATCTGCTGTTAACGCTGCATCAACTAACGCTACAAATGCCGCGACTCAATTGGGTGTTGGTAGTGCAGCGGCTCAAGCGGCTGGTACAACAGGGGCAGCAAACGCTTACGGAAACGCTTTGGGTAACATTGGCAACAACATTACTTTAGCGTCTTTGCTGAATCAAACGGGTAGCGTCAAAGGATAACCATGCCAGACTATCAATTCAACACAAACCTTGGCCCTGCTGCTCAACAAGGCACTAGCCTTAGAGATTTGATTGGCACTGCTGGAGGATTACAAGCCTATCAGCAAGCGCAACAAGTTAACCCTTTGCTTTTGCAAAAAGCGCAATTGGAATTGCAACAGGCGCAGCAAGTTAATCCTCTTGAATTAAAAGCAAAACAACTAATTGTTCAACAAGCAGAGCAAACAAATCCTTTAAAACTGAAGCAAGAACAAACTGCAACAGAGGAAAAGCAATTTGATCTTGCTCAAAAGAAAGCCCAAGCAAGTCGTGCAATTACTGGGGCATTGGCTACAAGCGATGCTTTCAGAAAAGGTGACCGCAAGGGAATGATGGAAGAATTGGCTAGTTCTTTAAAAGAATTGGAACGTGCTGGTTTTAGCCCATCAGAGGCTTTAACGGCCATCACGCCTCTTGCTGACATGACGCACAGAAATCCAACTGCGGTTGCACCAATGTTGGAAAACATAAACCGTCAATCTGTAAGCCCAGAATCTAGGCTTGCTCTGCAAACTGGTCAAGTTACTACAAACGCTGCTGGTCAACTTGTTAACGTTAAGCCTGCGCTTAATCAAATCAACGTTATGGGCGGGGCGCAACAATCAGGCGCACCAGCAGCGCCAGCAATGTCTGCAAACCCAACAACTGCACAAGCTGGTTTGCTTAACAAAGCAACAGAAACAGCGGGTGCTGATTGGGCGCAAACATCACAAGATGCGAATACTGCTCAAGGTCGTATTGCGATCTATCAAAACATCAAACGTCTTACTCCTGAAGCGTTTACTGGTGTCGGTGGTGAACGCAAGAAATTCTTGTCTGGTTTGGCTCAATCTATCGGCATTCCTGCTGAAGAACTTGCTACATCTAGCACTGATGAATTGACTAAGAATTCCAAATTGTTGGCTTTGGCTGGTGGCAACACTGATGCTGCCCGTAGCATTGCTGAATTGGCTACACCAAACGCAAAGATGACTAAAGATGCAATCTTGCGTGTTGCGGATCAATTAATCGGTATTGAAAAACTCAAAGAAGCCAAAGCTAATTGGTTGGCTCCTTACTTAAACAATCCTGCTGAGTATGTAAGAAAACAGCAAGAATTTAACAAGTATTCTGATTTCCGTCTTTTCCAAGAAATGACTCCTGAAGAAGTGGCTAAACTCAAAGCGTCTATGTCTCCTGCTCAACAAAGAGAAATGAGTCAGAAGATTAGAGAAGCTAAAACATTAGGGATTATTCAATAATGGGAACACTAGCTGAACTTTGGGATGAGCCAACCGCAAAGCCAAAGGCAGCGGGTGGTGATGTAGCGCCTAAACGTAGTGCGTTATCAACATACAAGCCAGGCACTCCATTTGGTGAACCAGAGCAACCAAAAGTTGCGACGATGGCTGACTTGTGGGAATCCACTCCTGCATCTGAACAGCCAAAAGAAACTAATCTTGTTGGCAGAGCATTGCAAAATATGCGTGTTCCTATTGAACAAGTTAGAGGAATCGGCGAAGCTGGTGCTACTGCGTTAACGGGCGCTTTGGCGGCTCCACTTGGTGCGGCTACAGGTATTGTTGCTAGTTTGCGTTCAGGTCAATTTGGTACGCCTGCTGGCGTTCAGGCTGGTGAGCAACAAGCTAGAAACTTACAAGAACAAATGACCTATCAGCCTAGAACGGCTAAAGGTCAAGAATACGTTCAAGATTTGCAACGTATGTTTGAGGCTAGTAAGTTGCCGCCTGTGGGTGTCCCTGAAGTTAATGCCATGAACCCACAAAGGGTTGTTGGCGCTCCTGAACAGTTAAATGCAGGCTTCCAAAAGCTAAAGTCGGAACTCCCTGTTGTGCGTGTTGAACGTGCGCCAAATGCAATGCAGTCTGGCGGTGCAGCGGCAGCTACTAATCAAGCGATGCTTAACGAAGCGATTGGTCGTGCTTCGCCTGAACTAGCTGCTGAACTGAAAGCAATGAAACCCGATCAGGTCAACAAAGCGGCATTGGAAAACCAACTTGTTGCTGATACTTTGCCTATTCCAGTACGTCTGACTAAAGGTCAAGCCTTGCAAGACCCTAGCCTAATTTCATTTGAACGCAATGAACGTGGCATGAAAGAAAAGCTAGCACAGCACTTCAATGAGCAAAACAAGGCTTTACAAGAAAACGCTAACTTGATTAAGCAAAAGACTTCTGAAGGCACGTTTGAGACAGATTACGTTGCAAACGCTGAACGAGCTATTGAGGCTTTTAAAGACATCAATACTGAAAAACAAAAAGCCATCGAGTCTGCTTATAACGAGTTAGACAAGTTAGGCGCTGGAAAGATTGAAGTTGACAGTAAAGCATTTGGCGAAAATGCCATGAAAGCATTAACTGCCAACGAAGATATTGACTTTTTGCCATCAGTAATTAAAAACAAAATTGAGGCTTATCAAGAAGGTAAGCCGATGAACTTTGCTCAATACGAAAATCTGCGTACACAGATTTCGCGTGAAACACGCAAAGCACAACGCGCTGATGATGGTAATGCTGTTCACGCATTGACCTTGGCTAGAAGTGAGCTTGAAAAGTTGCCTTTGTTAAATGAAACAGCAGATGCAAAACTTGTTGCTGACAAGGCTAGAAACCTTGCCAAGTCTGAATTTGATCTGTTAGACAAGCGCAGGGAAACGTATAACCCTGTTTACGCTGACATTGTGAACGGCGCTGCTGACACTAAGGATTTCATTCCTAAAGTTGTGTTGCGTTCTAAAAACGCAGACTTTACAAAAGCAGTGGATATGTTGAAAGACAATCCAGACGCTATTAAACAATTGCGTGCAGGCACTTTGGACTACATCATTCGTGAGTCTACAGATGCAAGCGGTAACTTTAAAACTGGCAAGTTCACTCAACTGATTAACAATCTTGACGTTAACAAGAAGCTAACTGCTTTGTTTGGCGAAGATTCACAGGTCATTAAAGACTTGGCAAAAACAGGCCAGTTAATTGAAGCTAGACCCCGTGGTGCGTTTGTAAACGAGTCAAACACTTCTGTGGCTAACATGGCATCAAACTACGCCAAAGGCGCTGCTGAACAAGGATTAAACGTTGCGGCTAAAGGTTTGCCAATCGGCACATTGGGTCGTCAATTCTTGGAAAAACGTGCGGCTAACAAGCAAGTTGCAGAAACATTAAAGCCTGGCGCTGGCGTAAAACTTTCAGATATAGGTAAGGACTAAAAATGGCAGTCAATCTTTCCCCCATCGGTAACGGCTTTCAGTTCTTTACCACCACAGGTCTACCTTTAGCGGGTGGCTTTCTGTACACCTACCAAGCTGGCTCAACTACTGGCGCTACGACCTACACAGACTCAGCGGGGACTATCCCTAACACAAACCCTATTCAACTAGGGACTGATGGTCGCCCACCGCAAGAAATCTGGCTCACTGCTGGGTCTACCTATAAATTCGTTCTGACTGATTCGTCTAACGTGACCATTCAGACTTACGACAACTTATATGGAATTATCGGAACTACGCCTAGCGTGTCTGCTGTGCCTTCTGGCGGCATCATCATGTGGTCTGGCTCAATTGCGTCGATTCCATCGGGATATGTTTTGTGTGACGGAACTAACGGAACGCCTAACCTGAAAGACAGTTTTGTCGTTGGGTCAGGTAATACTTACGCTGTTGGCAACACAGGTGGGTTTACAAGTTCTGTGACTAGCAGTATTGGTAGCAACTTGCCTCTGTATTATTCATTGGCATACATTCAGAAGACTTAATCATGGCTGACATTGATCCAGTTAAGTACGGCGTTCTTTGGCAAAAGGTCGAAGATTACGAACGTCAATTTGCGTCTATTGAGAAAAAGATGGACAAAATGGAAGACCAATTAGAACAATTGGTCGCCTTGGCAAACAGAAGCCGTGGTGGTTTCTGGGTTGGCATGATGATTGTTTCCGCAATAGGCTCTGTGATGGGCTATATGTTGCGTTCCATGACGTTAAAGTAATGTGGACCCCTTCAGTCTCCTTTTGTTGGCGCAAACTGCGGTTGGCGCTATCAAGTCAGGGTGCGATATGCTGCGAGAAGGAAAGCAGCTTATTGATGACTTCAAAGGCGAAGCTGAAGGAATTGTGGGACAAGTTAACGAAACCATCGAAACAGTCACAGGACTGTGGGATTGGGCAATCGGGCTATGGGAATCACTTACTAAAAGAAAAGAACCCACCCCTGTTGTTGTTAATGTTGCCCCTAAGACTGCACCTGTTGTTCAAAAGAAAAAGAAACTGGAATTAACTTACGAAGAATATCAGGCCAGATCGGTCCATGATATTTGCGAGAACTTGAAGGTTTACTTTGAGGCTATTCGGGAGTTAAAAATACATTGTCGGGAACTTGAAGAAGAATCTCTCACGACTGAGAAGGTTGCCGACAGTGCGATTGATCGAATAGAAATCCAGTGGCAAATGCAGCAGTTGGCTGGTCAACTAAAGCAGGCCATGATTTACGGAACACCTAAAGAATTGGGATTAGGTGCGATGTATGAGGACTTTTTGATTAAGTATGATGAAATTGTTGAGGCGCAAGAAGTTGCTGCTGCTGTCAAAGCTAGGAAAGATCGAGACAACAAATGGCAACGCGAGCTTCTCAGACATCATCGAATCGACAGAACAATAGCGGTGGTGGCGGTTCTAATAATGGTGGCATGGATGTGGGGCATAGTGCTATCGCTAGGATGGCTCGCGAGGACACCAGGTGGTTTGTCATCGCTGTTGTCGTCTTGAGTTTGGTTTTGTTTTTGGCTTTACCGATGTCAGTTTTGATATTGATAGAGACAGAAAAGATGAAGTCAGACATTCGATTTGAAGTAAAGCAAATGAAGCGTCTACAGGCAGAATTGAAGGCATTAAAGAAGGAGAAGGATGATGAATGAGTTACTTAGCGGACTGCTCAAAAGCGTTGCGCCTACTCTTGCTACTGCCGTTGCTGGCCCTCTTGGGGGCGCTGCTGTGTCTGCGATTGCTAGTAAATTGGGCGTTGGAGAAACTGTGGAAGAAGTCACAAAGGCTTTGGGAACAGACCCTACTGCTTCACAAAAGCTACAAGAACTTGAATTAGAGTTTTACAAAACCGAACAAAACAACCTTACAGAGCGCCTAAAAGCAGACATGGCATCTGACTCTTGGTTGTCCAAAAACATTCGCCCTATGGTGCTTGTATTCCTTTTGGTGGCCTATAGCGGATTTGCTATTGCTTCCATGTTTGATATGGAGACTCGCGGGGCTTATGTAGAGCTGTTAGGCCAGTGGGGTATGCTTGTGATGAGCTTTTACTTTGGTGGCCGAACAATGGAAAAAATCGCAGATAAGGTGAAAAAATGAATGTAAAAGAAGGTTGCACAATTGCCGCGACTATTGCATTGGTGGCCGTGGTTGCCGCGATGGTTGTTATGTTTGTCATTGCCATCATTGATCCCACTGTTGATGACAAGCTAGTGTTTGACATTGTTGGCCCTGCTTTTCAGACGATTGTTGGCGGGTTTATCGGACTGATTACTGGCATCAAGATCGGAGAAGATGACAAATGAATCTGAGTAATCATTTCACCCTTGAAGAAGCTACTTATAGCGAAACCGCTATTCGCTTGCACATTGACAACCAGCCTAATGACAAGCAGCTTTCCAACATGAAGATTGCTTCCGAGCATTTAGAGCTTGTCAGAGAAGTTACGGGGGCTTTGCGTGTTAATTCTTGGCTTCGTTTGCCTGACGTTAATGTGGCTGTGGGCGGTTCAAAGGTTTCTAGCCACATGGATGGCTGGGCCATTGATTGCTCAAGCAGTACTCATAGCCCTTATGAACTCTGTCAACTGGTAAAAAAGGCAGGCATTAAGTTTGACCAGATGATCCATGAGTATGGTCGCTGGATGCACATTTCTTTTGCGCCTGAGATGCGTCAGCAAGAACTGACTATTTTTAAGCCAGAAGGAAAATACAAGCCTGGTATCTTGACGGAAGCTGAGTATCACGCTTAATCGTCGAGCGCGACCATCATTGATGCGATCAAGGCAAAGACTCCAAAAAAGAGTATTGCTCCCACCAACAGGATGGTTGAAAGAACGAGGATATTATCCATGTGAGTGTTTCCTTGCTTTGTCTAAAGAATTGAAATATTCATCACAAACTTTGCATCTCCACACCGCCAAAGGTCGCACTCTGGCGGTGTTTTCGTCTCTATCACGCCAAATAATTGCCCTGCGTAAATCGCCTTGGTAGGCTCTTACGAGTTCAATGTATGGCTTCATTTTGGCATCCCTGCCTTTTGATAAATATGGAATTCCAAAGGCTCAAGTTTTGGTTTGGTCTTTGGAAACCTGTTGATCGTGTTAGCCTGTTTGTTAACAGACTCACGGGTAGCGCGGGATATGGAACCACTTTTGACACCATGAATGTGTTGTGCTGATTCAGTTCTGATTTTGGAGATAAATTCAGGCATATACGTTTTGACGTACTCAGGGTGAAAAGCGTTCAAAATAATCTTTCTTGTTTTGGTTTAATGCGCCACTCGCGTTCTTGTCTGCCGCTGTTGGATTTAACGGTTTCGCCTGTCAACTCGATTAGGTCAAGTTTTTGCAGTTCGTTCATGCGTCTGGCGACTTGATTTGGCTCCAAGCCGGTGAACTTGGAAATCCCGTCTTTCCCTAATGGGCCAATGTTTTTCAGCGCGGCGACGATTAGATCGTGGTGTTGCTTACTCATGTCTTCAACTAGCGCAGCGGCTTTGAAGCTGGTGATTGGGTCGTTTGCTCTTGCTCTGAAAAATTTAAACATATCGGTTCCTATGCAAAAGGTGGGGCTACTTGCCGAGGCAACTGCAAAGTGCTGACTTTCACCCCGTTAATCAAAATTCGATGTCGTCAAATGACTTTGCTGGCGCTTTGTCTTCTTTGGGAGTAAACAGATATGCCCACCCTTCCCAACCGCCTTCTACCAAAGGAACTTGATCGAGTTTCAGCATCGGTCCTTTTTTAGTCTCAATGACGCTACCAATTCGTTGATAACGGACTTTCTCTTGTCCGTCTTTTTGGTATGTGCCGGCGCGGACAGTCACTTCATAAATTGTTGCCATTTTGTTCTTTCAGTTCGTTAAGTTTCTTAATTTTGCCATCCAGTTCGGTGAGGAACTTTTTGACTTCTTCTTCAAGCATTTGAATGTATGCGTTATCCCGTGGGACTCGCTTTACAAACAATTGAAGTTCTGTTGGCAGGCGTGGGTCAAAGGACACAAAGTCACACCACTGGCGACCTGTACAAGCCATTTGCCATTGCATCTGTGTGTTGTATTTGCTTGGCACTGTTTGGGTCAGCAAAGTATCAATGTGCGTGGCTGTATTTGGACACTTAATCTCAAGCTGGCCATCATCCCCTACAAGGCCATCAGGAGAGGCTCCAGCGGCTTCAATCGTCGGGTGGGTAATCATGGCTACTTCATCGACTAAAACGTCTGCATGGGCCTCATAAGCCGCCCTAGCTAAAGGCTCGGTGTCTGTGCCATGTTGCATAGCCGCATTGGTAAACGATTCTGCAACTGTGCCTGTCATGCGTTCGCAGACCAACTGAGCCATGTAGTTATCACGGCTTGTGGAATAGCCTGTTTTTGTCTTGGCAATAACGTCAGCTACCCGTGAGGCGGTGACTTTTCCTAGTCTCGCTGCAAACCATTCTTCTGTGCCTTGTTCAATCATTTCAATTCACCCTGTTCCATCATTGCGTCAGCTATTAAAAATGCTTCTTGCGCTATAGATTCTAAAATTTCTTGATGCTCTAAAACATCCCAATTGTTATCAATCCATCTTTGATAAATAACTTGCATGGCTAAACCAGCAAAAAAATCTCTTGTTGATTGGTTCATTTCAAACTCGCTTTCTTTTCATCTTTAACCGCAATAATTTTTTTCTGCCAATTAGCGTCTGTGCCGCAGGCTTTGTAAGCTGCCTGATAAGCGGCCTTTAACGTATCCTGGTCGATTGCGTCTTGGATCGCTGTAATGTGGTCTGCCATCAAACTAGAGTCAATCTTTTCAGGGCGACTAGCGCGGTTGCCATCATCATCTTCTGGTGCAATACCGCAAGCAGCCATCAAGCTGTAACGGCGACCGTAAGTAAGCGCAGAAGCATAGCCTTGTGGGTCTTTTTTGGTTGCAGGAAAGTGAACAATTCCACATTCAAGCATTTCGCCTGATTCGTGAACAAACACAGTCTCGACCATGATGCCGTCTGGACAGTCATAATTCTTTTGAAGCAGATAAATGCCGTTGTTGTTAAGCGCGTCAATGACCGCCTCAACGCAGGCTGACAAATCAGCATACTTAGAACGGAAATGTGGATTGGTTGAAGTCTTGAGTGCAGGACCAAATTCACGTTGTGCTTTGACCAAAGCGGTTGCAATGTTTTTCATGTTTAACCCCAGAATGAATGTGTGAGAAAGCCAGCAGCAAAAGCCAGCGTGATGTAAACCCAGAACTCAGCTTGTGCGGCTGTGTCTGATTTATGGCCTTCAAGCCACTCCCATCGCTGACGGGCTTGGATTGCGTCTATTGTGTTGGGGTATGCCTCGGACATTGTGCGTGGGTATGTGCGAGTGGTGTCGTTGAGTTTCATAACGTTTCCTAAGTTACCGTTTGCGTTGCGCTACGGGATAAGTGAAGTATATCTATATTTCTAGACAAAACACAACAAATCAAAAATATTTTGCAATCTGTTGCTTTTTTGTCAAAAAATGTAGACAATACGTCAATGAACATTCAATCAATTATCAACAAGGTAGGCTCACAGAGTGAGCTTGCCCGTCTTTTAGGCGTAAAGCGAACGACTGTTTGGCTTTGGAAAAAAACAGGCAAAGTACCGCAATCACGCATCTGGCAAATTCAACTTAACCACCCTGAACTTTTAAAGGAAGCAAAATGAAAAAAGCAATCGCAATCATCTTGGCAACGCTTGCAATCAGCGCCAGCGCACAAACAACACAGCACACATATTGGGTTAACGGCAAGCCTACAACTTGCACAACCAATTGTTTTGGCAACTCTTGCACTACGAATTGTTTTTAATGTCTTACGCAGATTTAGAAATGTCCGTAGTGCGTTGGGGAGAGCAGCGCGGTATCGTGCAGAATTCAAACCCACTTGCCCAGGCAATCAAGACCCAAGAAGAACTAGACGAGCTGGTTGATGCGTTGCGAAATAACGACACAGCGGCCATTGCAGACGCATATGGAGACCTGCTTGTCACGCTAATCATGGGCTGCGCCTGCGCTGACCTTGATCTTGTTAGTTGCTTAGAAGGCGCATACAACGAGATCAAAGACCGCAAGGGCTATCTCAACAAAGACGGAATTTTTGTAAAAAATGCTTGACAAACAAAAATTGTGTGTATAATCCGACTCGTCTGGAGTGGCATCTGGGCGATGAATCAAGTTGATAACCCCGCAGGGTACTGTGTGGTCTTGTCGTACAGCACGCGAGTCTTTTGACTTGATTCAATCGCTTGCTGTTGCTCACGCCAAGAGCCAAGACCACAGAGCATCTTGCGGGGTTTTTTCTTTTGGCAACAGACCGAGTGACTCGCGTTACGTTACTGGTCCTGCATGGGATGCCAAGTCAAGAAACACCGTCAACAGGACACACCCCCTGATTTGTCGAACAGCGTTGATTGAGCGACTGTTAAAGAATTGGGTACAGCGGTGGAACCAAGCCCAATTTATAAGTGAATCAATCCGTCAAGCGCACTTGGTCTGACAACTGTGAACGATGAACCTTTATGAACTTTTATGAGATACAGATTGAAAGATGGAGCGGGAATGGATACCTATCCACCCTTGGAGAACCTATGCCTAAAAGGAAACAACATGGAAATCTTTGAAAGCGGATTTGATAAATTTTGGGCTGCATGGCCAAAAAACCCAAGAAAAGGCGCAAAGTCTGAATGCAAGAAAAAATGGCTCAAACTTAAATGCGAAGCTGACATTGACCAAATCATCAAACATTTGGAATGGATGAAGACAACAGATCAATGGAAACAAGGAAATGGGGCATATATCCCTGCTCCGCTGGTTTACATCAATCAAATGCGTTGGGATGGGGCAGATGTACCTGAGATTGAGATAACGGTTTCTGTGGCGTTTAAAGACCCTGCATTACGCAAGATTGAGGAAGACAGCAAACGCGCTGCAAAGCCAAATGCTGACGTACAGGCAAAGATTGCTGAACTTTTGAAAGGCCGAGCATGAGAATCGTTTGTTGGTTTAGCTGCGGAGCCGCAAGCGCAGTCGCTACAAAACTTGTCATTGCTGAAAACGCCGGCAAGTTGCCTTTAATCATTGCTTACACAGAAGTGGCAGAAGAACACCCAGACAACAAGCGATTCTTAAAAGATTGTGAGTCTTGGTTTGGTCAAGAAATTCAAATCTTGCGTAATGATTTTTACGAAGGCTCAATTTTTCGAGTATTTGAGAAAAACTACATCCGAACGCCAAAAGGCGCACCATGCACAAGAGCATTAAAAAAACAGGTTCGTCAGCGGTTTGAAGAAGCTACCGACCGACAGGTGTTTGGCTACACGGCTGAAGAACAAGCCCGATTAGACCGATTCATTGACGCAAACAACGATGTAGACATTTGGACGCCGCTGATTGACAAAGGTCTGTCAAAAGAAGATTGTTTGGCTATGTTGCGAAATGCCAACATTGAATTGCCTGAGATGTATCGCCTTGGTTACCACAACAACAACTGCATTGGTTGCGTAAAAGGTGGCATGGGTTACTGGAACAAGATTAAGGTGGACTTTCCTGAACACTTTGACCGCATGGCCAAGCTGGAGCGTTTTAAGGGTCAGACGGTGTTTAAAGACCGTTACCTTGACGAACTACAACCTACGGATGGCCATTACCCAACCGAGCAAAACATTTAATGTTCTATCTTTTGCCAAATGGCTGAGGAAGATTACAAATGAGAGTTTTAGTTGCTTGTGAATACTCAGGCCGTGTGCGTGACGCTTTCTTGGCTAAAGGCCATGACGCTATGAGTTGCGATCTATTGCCAACTGATGCGCTAGGTCCGCATTACGAAGGCGATGTAAATGAGGTTATCAATGACGGATGGGACTTGATGATCTGCCACCCGCCATGCACACATCTTGCCGTATCAGGTGCGCGTCACTTTGCTGCCAAGAAAGCTAGTGGCGTACAAGATGAAGCGTTAGATTTTGTGCGTATGTTGCTAAACGCCAACATACCTAAGATTGCTTTGGAAAACCCCATAAGCATCATTTCCAGTCAAATTCGTAAACCTGACCAGATTATCCAGCCGTGGCAGTTTGGGCATGGAGAAACAAAGGCAACGTGCTTGTGGCTTAAAGGCTTGCCATTGCTTACGCCGACAGACATTGTTGAAGGCAGATCAGACCGAATCCACAAGATGCCACCAAGCCCAAACCGCTGGAAGTTGCGTTCTACAACTTATCAAGGTATTGCCAACGCTATGGCAGACCAATGGGGTTGATATGAATTTTTTTCAGGCCATGCAAATTCTTGACGGAATCAAGGATAATCTGTCTTATAATCTAGACACAATCAACAAAGCACTTGAGTTAACAGGCGACCTAGATGGATTTCAACCAAGTATTCGAGCAACAAGTGGAGCATCTGACAAAGATGGCTTTACAGAAGGGCTGGATTGCTTACGCGAAA